AACATATTCCATATCAAAAACTGGAGCTGTTCTTCCATCAACAGCACCAAATGTACACTCACTAACAATATTGGTGAGTGCGTCATTTATCTGCCGGTCATCCTCACTCTCCATTGCAAGGAGTAGAATTTTTTCTTCCTTTACGAGAAATGGTCTATACTTAACCTTCTCCTGTGTTGACGGTACAACCAGTTCATACTCTGGAATTTGTAGTTTGGGTAATGCCATAATATTTCATCCTTTATAGTCTCCGAAGCACTTTCGGTATATTACTTAGTATCTGTCTTTGAACGCCATCTGCAACTGTGTCGATAATTCTATCAATTGTGCTTGGACCTTGTTCATTGATATCTAGTGGTGTCCAGTATCGAAAGGACATTCCCACTGTAATCTTTATGTTTTCATTCTGGGAACTGTAACTTAAATCGGTGCCGTTAATGTTCTTGGGAAATGCATCCCACAATTTTACTCCATACCTTCTTTGGTCCTGTTTGTCGAGAAGGTAGATTTCAACTGCACCAACATAGTCATTGTAGTACCCAATGTTCCATGTCTGTGGATTGTATGCGTTCTTCTGCCATCTCTCAAAGAATACTCTCTCTTCTAAATCTGAACTGGCTGCAAAGGTCATTGACACTTCTTCTGCATACGTCACACCTTCTACGATATCCCTTGTTGGTCCATAGATATTTGTATCCTGTGCAGTTGCTAGATTGATGCCGGGCAGAGTTACAGACTCACAACGGAGTTGAATGTCTCTTACATTCAAAGTTGACTCGTTACCAAGGTTTGGATTCTGCAACTGTGATGCACCACCAAGTTGTCTTCCTCTTGGTCCAAATATATTCACCTCATATCGGTTTGGTGATGCATATCCTTCGTTAGAATGAAATGCAGATAGAATATCGTTAAGGACACCGATTGCGGTTCCTTCGAAAAAGTTCTGTCCTACGGCCATTAGATCATGCTCCTAGATTCTTTCCATACCTCTGATGCAGATGCCTTCTTGAACCTCTGCACTGGTAGTAGTGTCGCAATCGTAAACTCGTCTGCATCAATTCTACGAAACCGTGACTTAACTTGTCCCGCAAGATATTTGTGAATGGTTGGACGAATTAACCGTACATTCTTTAGTTTTTGGTAGTCAACATTTAGTTCAGTTGACTCATCGAACTTTGTATTGTTTGAGAAGTCTACAAGTCTGTCCAGTAGTCTAATTCTAAGAGGAATTGGTAAGTAGTGTAGATTGATGCCTAGAAATCCATCTGGATAGTTTTCGATAGGAAGAACGAGTGGAAACGTGTCATAGTATGGAAGCGTCTTCTTGAACTTTGGATCATAGATAAACATGTTCAATCGTCCAAAGAATGGGCGTGTTGCCTGCTTACCGTCACGAATCAAGTCTAGTGCGCCTGGTGTACCAAACTCCTTGATCTTATCCTTGTACCACTCTGTGGAACGTGGACGTTCTCCAGATGCCTGTTTTACAGACTGAATGTATTTGCTCTCTGCCATAATACTATTTATACGAGATACCCAATTCGTCTTCAGTCAAAATCTTGAATTCCAGACCTCTATCCAAACACCACTCATTTGCATATTTCCACTTTGCAGAGTTGACACCCCATGTTTTGACCTCGTTTAGATATCTTTGGGTCTTTCTCTTGGGTTGTTTGGGTGGTTTGCACTGCACCTTGGGCTTGATCTCAATAATCATCTTCTTGACACTGCCATCGTGCTGTTTGACCTTGATGTAGAAATCTGGGAAATATCTGTGGATACGGCCATCCCAAGGGGATAAATAGGGTATAATGATTTCTTCACTCCCCCACTCAAGAATGTTCTTACTGTTATCACAGTATACCATGAACTTTCTTTCCCACAAGGAGCGGTAGACTATGTTGCGTGGATCACCCTTATACTTTCTAGGGTTCACTGGTGTATATCGACCTTTGTATGCCATTCGTTATAAATAATTTAAAGTGTATAAGGATATTTAGACATGGCACTTAGAGACGCATTTATAAACGTTGCACAGGGTGCTGCAACTGCTGCAGCAAATAGAGCAGTAACATCAGTTGTTCAAGGTGTTGCTGCTGGACTAAAGGGAAACAATCCACAAAATGATACCGCACCTCTGGATAGAAGTGTTGGTGCAACAGACCTTATTTTGAGTTATCCAAATGATGTTTCTATTGATCCAATGCAGGGACATTATATCATGTTTGGTATTCGTTCACAGAATCCAGGCAAATTTAAACAAAATCGCACAGGCACAAAAGATGGTACTCTCGCCCCCGTAGTAAGAGGTATCGCATCACAAAATAATCTTGGCAACTTTGCATCCAGAGCTGGAAATATTGTTAGTCAACAACTCATTCAAGGACTTAACAGAGATACTTTTATAAATTCCCGTGAAATAATGCGTGAAAATATAAAGAAGGATCAAAGTTCTAGGGCACTCTCACTCACTAGAAAACCCTATACAGAACTTGTCCAAACAATCGCACTTTACATGCCACCACAGGTTAGTGTATCGTATGAGGCAAAATATGCAGACCAAGAGATTGGTGTACTGGCAGAAGCCGGATCGAAAATTTTAAGGGATATATTTGCAGGAAACGCAACTCTTGGTAGCGTTGGAAGCGCTGTTGGTAATGCTGCAGCTCAAGGTGCAAAACAGGCTGGACTAACTGCATTGGATACTCTTGCGCAGGGTTCAAAAGCACTAGTCGCAATTGAGAGAGGAAAGATTATAACACCAAGAATGGAACTCATGTTTGAAGGTCTTGGTAGACGTAGTTTTGAATTTTCTTTTGTCATGATTCCAAAGAGTGCGGCAGAAGCACAGACAATTAGAGAGATTGTTAAGGCATTCAAAGTGCATATGACATCTAACGTTGGATCAACGGTGCTCGGTAAAGATGGTCCAAATGTTAGAGAACTAGATATTCCTGATGTATTTGATATCAAGTATATGTACAGGGGTCAGGAGAATCTGCATCTAAACAAAATCGGTACTGCTCGACTCACTGGTATGGATGTTCAGTATGGTGGTGACAGATATACTGCTTTTGAACCAGATGCATCTGGTTCACCACCACCACAAAGAACGTCTATATCACTTAAGTTTACAGAAATTGACATCATGTATCGTGATAAGATTGAGGAGGGTTACTAATGTATTTTGCTAACTTTCCTGTTATTCCATACGATGCCGCAGGCGATAATAACTTTAAGGTGGTCACTAACCTTTTGCGTAGAGTTGCAGTTCGTGCGAAGTTGAAATCTAATATATTATTTTTTGACACTTATAGTGTTAAGAACGGTGAAACACCAGAGATGATTGCACATAAGTTATATGGTGACTCAGAACTACACTGGACAATTCTTCTACTGAATGATATCGTTGATCGTTATCATCAATGGCCCATGAGTACTCGTCAGTTTCTTGCTCACATCAATAACAAGTATACGAGTGTAGATAGTATTCATCACTATGAAATTTTTCAGACTTCTGGTGACACCACGGTAAAAATTAACATCGGAACAGACAATACAGATTATCCTTCTGCAACTGCGATTACGAACAGAGAATATGAACAAGAACTCCAAGACGAATTACGACGAATAAAACTGATTGATCCCATTTACATTGACGAATTCGTAACTGAATTTGAGGAACTCATTGGGAGGAGTATACTATAGTGGCTGGTATTTTTCGTGCCGGACAATTTGAATTAAGAGAAGCTAAACTAGTATCATCATCTGGTGAAGTTGTGGATATAACTCTTTCAATATTGAGTGTCACAATTTTTGAGGATATCAATAAGTTTACTCTCACTGGTTCTGTAATTGTTCAAGATGCTATTAACCTTGGTTCTTTCTTTCCATTAATTGGTCAGGAGTATTTGTTGTTGAAGTTATCAACCGCTTCTGCACAGGGTGAAGATGTGGTGATGGATTTCACAAAGAACGCTTTAAATGTCACCAATATCAGTACTCGCGTAGATACTGGTTCTGGTGTTCAGGCATACTCAGTAAATTTTGCATCGCGGGAACTTTTGGTTGACCAGAGAGTTCGGGTCAATCAGAGTTTAACTGGTAGCACCTCAGACATAGTAAAATCTATATATCAAAACATTCTTGGAACAAGTAAGAAATTATTTATTGAACCGACTGCCGATAACAAGAAACTCGTTGCCCCAAATCAACGACCGTTTGATTTTATACGTCAATTGATGTATACCTCTGTATCTAAAAAACATAATGACCCATGTTATCTTTGTTATGAGACAACCAAGGGTTATCATTTCAGGTCACTTGCAAGTATGTACGCACAATCTAGTGTTATGAAATATGAGTCAATTGTTGCTGGAACACGGAGTAAAAAAGGTGCAGTAGATATTGCAGCAGACATGTCATCCCTTTTGGAATATAATATTGTCAACACGCAGGATAGTTTATTATCAAGTAGGATGGGTACTTTTGCGTCAAGACTCTACGTTCACGATATCATTTCTAAAAGTTATCAAAAACATACATATAACTATATTGATAATTTTAAGAATGAACACCACATTGAGTCAACAAATAGTAAGTTTAGAGGCGACAACTTGGAAGACTACCCAATTATTAGTGATGTAATCATTACCAAAGATAATAAAAGAATATCTGACTTTCCTTCAAGAACTTTCGTGCAACCAACATCTGGTTTCGGTAGCAATAACACTCAAGTCGATGA